ATAATAAATGGTTTATCTACAATTAATTTGTTTGCGTTTGTATGCTCCCATAATGCTGGAAGCAAATTTTCTAGGGCGTCATCAAGATTTGATGTTTCAGTTTGATTAGTTCCATAAGTAACTATAACTAAAATTTTCCAATTGCTTGCATAGATTGGTTGAAATTGATTTTCATAAACGCTAATAAATTCAATATCAGGTTCAACTATTGCACATGTTGGAATTGGTCTTTCAGGAACGTATTTATATACTTTTGATATACCGCCAAGAATAATGGCAGATGCAATATCGTCTCTTACTTGACCAATGTTCATGCAAATCTCGTCATGTAACGATTAAGCAAAGGATATACACCTGCTAGTGGATCTCTTGCAATTGAGCGGGGTGAACCGTCAGCAGTTGCATATTGAGATACCCCTAGAGGTGCATTCCTTCGTTGAAATAGTTCTGATCCAACTTCAAGGTATACACGCTTTAAAACGTTAGCAGGTATTTTGCTTGATTTTACGTAAGACGCAACTAATTCAATAGATGTGTCAAAGCATTCCTCAACAAATGCATCATCTTCTGATCCTGCACCTATATAAGCCTTTAAGTCTTCCCAGTCCATAATCTACTCCCTAATTATTATTAGTAACCAACAACTCCGCCGAAACGTGTTGCAGCCAAAGGTTCAATTGAAGCACATGCTAAATAGCCATATACTGACAATTTGTTTGACAGTTCAACTACATCTTCGTCTGTTAGACGGAATGGAGCGCCTGCTGATTCAAATGTAGTAATTGCTGCACGGTTCATTGCGAACATTGCGTTAACGTTTAGTGCTGGATCAAATACAACTGGAATACCAAGAATGCTTCCTGACAAACCAACTGGATTAATTGATCCAAATGTGTTTTGTGTTGCACCAACGTTTGCAAGCAATGGACGGTTTGAACCATCTACTGCGTTTGCTAGTTCTTTAAATACTGTTTTACCAACAAGAAGAACATCAATTCCACGACCTGAGTTATCGTTGATTTCAGAAGCAGAATCTGCTAATGCATCAAGAATGTCAGTTGTGCTGAAAGATGCTAATGATGTTTGGTTAAAGTTATTTTGTTCAGCAGTAATTTTAGCAATAACTGCTGCGTTTGTTGCTTTTGCGTATTGAGCAATTAAAGAACGGAATGCTGCATCAACATATGCTACTGATGAACGATCAATAACTTGCTTTGCCATTCCTGTGTAACCGCCGTAAGTTTTTACTGGTGCGGTTGCTGTTTCTAGATTGATCTTACCAAATGCAAGTGTGTCACCAACTGCAGCCTGCTCAGTTACCTGAGTAGTGTCAGTTGTGATTTTTGGAAACTCAATGTTCATGCCTGATGGTGGTAATACACCAGATGAGCAGACATTATATGTTGGGCGTCCCTTGTCTAAAATTCTAATTGCATCTGAAACAAATGCATTAGTCATAACTGTATCTGTCAAGATTGAGTTGGTGTCACCGAATGCACGATGAGCAGCAAGACCTGAATCGGTTCCTGCAGCAACTGCCTTAACATAATCTCCGAATGAACGGAAGTTTGCAATTGGAGAAGTAGCAGTCTTATCAGAAGTTAGTACTTCCAAACGACGCTCCAACTCTTCTGCATGATTACGAACTGCAGCAATGTCTGCAGAGTAATCTTGTGTAGTGTTTTCCATGGATGTTGTCTCCTTATTATTTTCTCTAACTGATACTACTTCAGCCTTGTTATAAGCAGGGAAAGGAACTAAAGATACTTCTTTAAGGTCTACCTTTGTGCGAATAATTGTATTTCCATCAGTTTCATTCTCTAATGGAATAAAACCTACTGAGAAAGAACGAATTGCCCCGTCTTTAACAAGGCTTAGCGTTTCATTTCCCAAATTTGTTTCTGATATTTTGGCTCTAATTTCTAAACCAATATCTGATTCATTCATTTCTGTTACCACGCCAATAATTTCTTCGTGATCACGAAATAATTTTACGTGTGATGTAGTGTCAACAGAACCTGGAGCAAAACGCTCAAATTTTCCGTTGCCTAAATCAAACGATTCATTGTAAGGTACTGCGATTCCAGAAACTTCACGCTTCTCTTCGTCAGTAGCCCTAATCTCAAATGATCTTTTTAACATTTCTGTCATATTTAATCTCTCCATTTTATATGGGTTCAACAATCTGATTATTGATTGTAGGAAGATTTTCTAAACTTCTTACTTCATCAACAGTCAAAAACTGATTTGCTAAACCAATTGCATAAGATTGAAATCTAATTAATTGATTAGGACGCAAAAATTCTGTTAAATTAAACTTTGCATATTGTCCCCTAGGTAACAAATCTGTTATTGCTTGCTGAATTCTAACTATATATTGCTGCAAACCATCTTCAAATAGTTTGTTTCTATCTTCATTACCATTTGTATAAGTCATTCCCTGACCTTCAATGCCCATGCCCATGTACAGAGTAGGGACGCCAAACATTGTTGCAATTTGGCGGGTAATGAATTTTTGATTTTCTAAAAATTGTGCTTTTTCAGGTTCTAATGCTATGGACTCATAACTTAAGCCTGACGATAACACAGCAACACTTCTGTCTCTTTGCGACTCAATGAATGCTGTCTTATTAGCAAGTGCCACATCTTCAGACAAAAATTCTGTTGTTGACAATGTTCCTGTTGGAACTGCTGATGTACGGAACCAATTATCTGCATAATTTTGTAAATCAAGCGCAGACCTTAACACATTTCTGTGTCTTTGTATTGGTCCTTCTCCATAATGATCAGTTGCTAATGATTTTGCATAAAGTTTTATATGAAGAATATCATTTTTTGTATATTGTTTACCATTATAAACATAATAAACTTGATTTTTATTATCTGTCATTATGTTTACTGTTGTTGGGTGCAAATTTTCTATATTTGCAATTCCTCTTGCCCCCCTGGTAATTAACCAGTATGCATTTCCAAGAGTTGCAAGATGCAAAACAGTTTTGCCCAACCATTCTGATTGAGAAATTCTATTTGCAACGTCTGGAGTTTCTAGCCACGCAGGGTTTGGAATAAGTTCATCACCTCTGTACACTTGTACAGGAATTTGCATAATGGCAGTTTCTAAAACACTTACTGCTCTGCTAACTGGCACTAAAGAAAGTGCAGTAGCATCAGTCACAACAATTGAATCTCTTGCTGGTGGCATAATTGTTCCGTTAATGTCACGATTTTGTGGAATAAACTTATTTGATGTTATCTCGTAGCCTAATCTTTTTACTATCGTATCTTTTAAACCCATTATGTCTCCTAAAATACCATTTGTTGTGGCTTACTTTGCGTGTCCACAAACCAAACGGCTAAAACAGTTGCAAGTGCTGCGTCTATATCTGAGGAATTGTCTCTGCGTGTAATCTTCCAACTATCACCAGCATTCTTCCTTATAGCCCGTTGCATTTGCAAGGAAACTATTTCATCTTTTGGATGTTTCAGTTTCTTCTTGATAATTCTACTATATGCGTTGTTTGAGGCGTTCATTAAATCTTTTTGACTTGTAGTTTGTACTCTTAAGCCTTTTTGTTTCATTGAAAGAGCCAAATCTGACAAAGTAGCACTGTCCATAATAAAAGGAACACCATATTTTTGTAATTTACTACAAGCGCCTATTATTTCGTCAATATTTGTTTTATTAAATGATCCTACAAGTTCTGTAGCCACTTTTCCGTCATCTTGTAGTTCTGCAGTAACAATAGAGGCAAAATCCCATCCTGCAGTGCGTTCAATAGCAAATACTTTAGGATTTACAACATTTCCGTGTTCTAAATTTAGCCAAGCACCAGCGGGTAGCCAAGAATTCATACTAGATACAAATTGATTAAGTCTATATCGTCTAGCATCAGGTTCAGGCATAGTTGCTATTTCATTTTTTACAGATTCCCACGACAAAATACCAGAAGCAAGGTTTGGATTAGATTTTTTTATTGCTTCTTCATCATTTAAGTCACACCCAATTGGTGATTCCCAAAGAAAGAATCCAAACCTTTCAAACTCAGGATCTTGTTCTATAGATTTATAACCACGTTCATAAAGATTTTTTAGTAAGTCAGAAGTATCATCACCAGCAGTTGTAATGCCAATAATTATGCCATCTTGACGTGTTGCACTACCCGCAATCATTGCAGTCCACACATCTTGGTTTGCAACATGCAATTCGTCAAATATAACCATGCTTGGATGCAAACCTTGAGCGGTATTAGCCTTAGCAGCAATGACTTTATAAACACCAGTGCTATCTGCAGTCCAAAGTCCTCTGTGCTCCGTAGATCTAGAAAATAATTGCGATAACACATCAGAACTTTGCACTTGATGTAGTAATCTGCGATAAACAATCTTTGCTTGATCTGCAGAAGCCGCAACTGACACTACTTCAGGTGCAGGCTCATGTAAAAGCATTCCATACAATGCAAACAAAGCACCTAATAGGCTTTTGCCATTCTTGCGGGGCATAGAAATAACAACTTGCTTATATCTTAACCTCCCAGCCTTATTAATATCATCATAATCATCAGGATATCTTTCAAATATACTTCTAATTAACCATTTTTGCCATTCAGTTAACACTAATCTTTCATCATTTTTTTCAGGTAAATGCCACAAAGCCTCACTAATATTTATTAGTTTGTCCCCGTCTGTAATAGGATTATCAGACAGCGGTTTTGTGTAGGCTGTAGGCAACCAAGACATTAATTACCTGCTGCTATGCGTGTAAGCATTTCTTGAGGGGTTAAAGATGTGTCAGTTTGTCTATTATTTAACAAACCAAGGTTTGACAATAGCCCAATTAGGATAGGTGCTATCTGATGCCTACGATCTGGCATCTGATCCATGGTTTGGGCTAATTGAACAGCCTGAGTTGCAGCACCTAGGTCAGATTCTTCTAACCAAGTTGCTTTTGCAATACTTTTCTTTACCGCTTCTTCTAAACTACTATTAAGGTCAAGTGGAGGGTTATCGTGTTTGATAATTCTGTGTCCTCTTGGTCCTTGTGTCATTCCAGTTCTCATATTTCTCCTTTTACTATTTATTTGTTGTTTGGTTTGTTAAGAGTGTGCAGGGTGCGCCTAAAAAATATATAAAAAAACCCCCCCCTTTTAAGGGCATTTCTAGGGGCCTGCCAAACCCTATATCCCAAACCTTTATAGCCTGTATCTGCATACTGGGGATTAGGGATATTTGGTTTGTTATTTATTCCCCGCTTTTTAGCCGCCATCTCACATATTGAGACGCCCGTTTTGCGGCGGGGAATAAAGAAAGACAACAAACCTCTATAT